GAGATGTGTATAAGAGACAGATATATGTTAGTTTATATTTAACAAGTACACCGTACAAACATAAGGAAACCAAACAATGACAACCAAAAATAAAAAACCTACTGGCTGGATTATATGGCAAGGCCAGTCACCTTTTGACGGCGAAAATATTGTTTGCCTAGCGGTTGAAAGTCGTAACAAAAAGACAGGCAAAAGTCTGCAGACCTTTATTTTGCGGACAGACAAAACACCGCTTGAGGCGTCAAAAGACGGGTCAGACAAGTCTATATGCGGCGCTTGCCCATTAAAAGGCACGGCCACAACCGACCCCAACCGCAAGACTGCAGAAAATCGCGCTTGTTATGTGACGTTAATGCACGCGCCATTGTCAGTCTATAAAGCTTACAAGGCCGGAAACTACCCGGAATTGCATGGGCATGAAGCGCTTGCCGAATTAGGCGCAAAATATAAGCTTGTCCGTCTTGGCGCATATGGCGACCCGGCAATGATTCCCAGCTACATTAATGAAAGTTTGATTAGTCGAACCAATCACACCGCCTATAGTCACCAATCAAACCACGCGGACAGTCATTTTGACGCGCACAATTACATGACAAGCGCGGACAGTTTGCCGCAAGCCAAAAAGGCGTGGAAGCTAGGGCAGCGCACATTCCGGCTTGTAAAGTCAGTTTCAGACATTGTTAAGGCCAGCGAAATTTTATGCCCGGCAAGTAAGGAAGCGGGCGAGCGGGTAACTTGCGTGGATTGCCGGTTATGTGGCGGCGCAAGCGTAAAGGCAAAATCAATCGCAATCGTGGCACATGGTGCCGGCGCAAAAAACTTTGCGGCAGTATAAGGAGTAAACAAAATGCAAAGGATGATGATTATTAAAGGCAGAAACGGGAAAGAAGCGCAGGCAAAATGGTCTGGCTCATTCATCCTAGTAAAAGACGGGGAAAAATGGTTGCCTATAAATTGGCGCGACTTTGGCGGGGAAGCTCACACATTAAGCGAATGGATGGAGGATTAATCATGGGCAAGTTAAAAAGCACACTATTAGACCAGCAGGAAGCACAGTTTCGGGACATATTCGGCGCGGTGGATGCAGTCGGCTATAATCCAGCGGACACACTGGACAAGATGGAGCTTTTTGAAAACGTGCTTTATATGGTCCGTTCCGGCGGATTAAACGGGCATCCGGTACAGATTGCGGATGCTTTATGCGTAGAGCTAGGTTTTAGACATGCCAAGAAAGACGCAATTTTAAACGCTGCCGAAAAAGCAGCAAACCTATAGGAGTAAACAACCATGACAGAGAAATTGATTAAAAAACTAGATGAGGTAAAAGCCGCCGATTATGGGCAAGACCACATGAAGAAATACAAGGAGCTGGCAAAAATTAAGCGCCTAATGTTTAGAGCGCTGCATCCAGAGCAACAAGAAGCAATAAACAAAGCTTATATGGCTATGGCAGAAGTGACAAACGCCTACAGAGAGCTATACCATCCGTCCTATGATGACATAGTAAACCTAGACAACAGCTTTTGGCACCTTAGAAACGCCTTTGCAATGGATGACGACCAATGAACATACCAACCCCAAATAATACGGCATTGCGCTTTGTCCTATGGGTAAGCGCAAATCCAGACGCCACAGAAGCAGAAATGAAACAAAGGTTCTTACTACTGCCAGAGACAGAACGCTGGCGATTGCGGGTAGCTTGTGAACCATACCAAACAACCAAAATAGGAAAGCTAGTAGAAAATGAGAGCGATTAGAAGCAAAGACTACTTAGTCACAGTAAGTGCAAAATTCACGGTGTTGATTTCAGACGTAAGCATAGACAATGCTTACGAAAGAGCTAAAACTATACCCATTGAGGAAATGGACCTGGTAGAAATGGACATAGAAGAAATAGAGCAAGACTAAAACAACCTAACCAGACGGGCCGGACATGTTCCGGCCTTTCTTTTTGTCTGCATTATGCCATTAATCGCGTTTTAAAGCTCACTCAGTGGCCTAACGGGTTCGGTAGGCCATTACCTAGCGCCAACCAGCTTTCCGGCGTCTGTGGGCCTTTTAAATAGCTTTCCACGTCATCTAGTATTGGCTGGAAGCTAAACCCGTCTTGTTTGTGCTTGTCCCATAGGCGAGTGGCTAGGCTATGAGCAAATGCCTTTTGTTTTTCTGACAGCTCTCTGGTCTTGCTCTGGTTTACTTTCTTAAAATTGCTCTGAAAGCGTTTTTCACTAATAGTAGTAAGAGTTAAATTACTATAAGGGTTAGTGTGTCTCTGTGACACCTCTAGCCCGTCTTTTGGGGTGTCTGTGTGACACGTGTCAGACTGAGACCTACTCTGAGACGCATTAAAATTGAATACTACTATGTCAGTTTTATTGAAGCGTTTTTGTCTCTGGATGATGTTCTTTTCTTCTAACTGTTTAAGCTTTCTTAGTGCGGTTGACCGGCTGCATCCGCATAGCTTGCATAGTCTCTCTACAGACGGCCATGCCTGATTACCCATACTTTCATTCACATGGTCTGCCACACATAGCAGAATCAGCTTTTCTAATGGGTCCGTGGTCTCATAGTCCCATGCCCATGCTAGTGCTTTAATGCTCATTTTGAACCCCCATCAGACATGCGAGAGACCATCTCCCTCAACCTCTCAACCTCAAAGCGCAGAGCGTCTATTTCTTCACACGCGGCATCAATCCAATAGTCTGCATACTTCAAAACAGTGAAGTCATGTTGCGTTGGCTCCCTAGGAATCAAGCCGTTACGCTTCTTGTGGCAGTAATTGTTTATGTACTCCATAAACTCATGCTCACTGTTGCAATGTTGAACCTTCATTTCAATAAATCTCCCAATTTAATCAGCACCCCTTTGCTGGTGTTACTGTCCCCGCCTTTAATAAAGCCGTTAGCCCGCAAGGTGGCTCGTGCCAAGTCTTTAAGCTTTTCTGTCCGGACTATGACCGCAGACGCCCCCTCTATGACTAAGGCCCAATAGGCCGCTTTTGTTGTGCTAATGCCAGACGGTTTTCCTCTGCTTTCATACTCAATGAAGAACAGGCCATTTTGTCTAGCCCGTCTGTCCATTTTTACTTCTAGCTTTTTACTCTCAAGAAGCTGGCCCAGCAGATTCTCTGCACCTTGCCCAACCTCTAAATCATGTGAAAAATCGCTATTGTATTTCATCCGCTAACCCCTCTCTTACAATCATGCACCATGTCTGAAAACTGACTGTCGCTGTATTGTCTTTGCCTGCATAGTCGCTGTTAATGCTGGACAGTCTGACCACGCACTTAACCGGTTGCCGGTCATACCTGTAAATAAGCACGGGCTGAGTGCCGTCTGCATTAGCGGCACTGGTTACCTGATGCCACCACTCCGGTTTGTAATTACCCCCCGGATTTTTGGCGTACCTCTTGGCCTCAATGGTCCAACCATCCAGCCCTATTAGGTCGCCGTGGTCACTGGCCCGGTATTGCTCCAAGTCCCGCTTCACCTCTATGCCAAGCTCATCATAAATCATTCGGGCCAACTCTCTCTCAAAGTTGGCGCCTTTTTGCCGTCCATTAGTCATCCCGTACATTCTCCTTCATCAGCTTGGCAAAAGTAGCCAACCTCATCAAAAACCCAATCCTGCTGCCGGTTTACAAAGTCAACAAATTCACCAAGGTTTCTGCCCTTCCTGAATGTTCCGCCTATTTGTTTTTCCATTTTAATCCACCAATCCGCACGGTCAGGATGTTCTTTTGCCATAGCCGCAAGAGTTGCCTCACTTTTGAGAAAGCAAAAATCGCAGTTTCCCTTTGGGGTAGAGCCAGAAGCGTTGTCCAGCTTTAAGTCAAAATTTTGAGATTTCCAAAAACTGTTTACGTCTTGGCGTGTAACCCCCGACTCAATTAATGGGTACCAATAAGACCACCTGTCCTTGCTTTCCGGTTTAGCCCTGTGAGCTTCATCCGCTCTTATTCCCACAGCTGCCACCCATTTTTTCCAGCCTAATGATTTTAAGTAGCGTTTCATCGGTAAAATTTTAAGCTCGGTGGTGCAAAACCTAGCGGCAATGTTTGGCAAGTACTTTCTTTGCCAAATCAAAAGTTCAAAAGGCTCACCATAAAAAGACGCATCTTCATAGCTTGTTTTCTTGTAACCTGCCTTGCCATTCGGCCTGTCATATTCCACCCAAGCAATAGGCACACCCCATTGCTCACTGCATTCATTGACAAAATCCAACGTCTGCTGCATCTCTCTGCCAGTGTTTGCAAATGTGACCTGCACCCTCTCAGGTAAATCGCCATTGGCCTCTATTATTTTATAAAGCATGTATGCAGATGTGCGGCCGCCACTAAAACTAATTTGAACATTTCCGTCCGGTAATTTGAATGGACTACTCAACTGGTGGGAACCTTCCTAAATCCATACCCCCTGGGACATAATCACTGCCTTGGCGGTTTATGTGGCGACCGTTCCGGTCGTGTGATTGTGCGGCTGGTTCATCCTCAAAGCCACCATCAGGCATCATCTCATCCCAGACCCGCATAGCCCGTCTGTTCTTCTCCTGAATATACTCGTCTCTCACCCCGTTATTTCTGTTCATGTTGTTCCATCCAATCCTTTAAATTCACCTTACCCTTGGACCATTTGTATATGTCAACCATGTGCTGACCGCTAGGTAATGCCTTAGAATAAATCCAGTTGTGCACAGTCGGTTGCGACACATCAAAATGTCGCGCCAACTCAGCCTGTCGGATTCCCTTTTCTACTAGGTATTCTGCGAGTTTCAATACAGTCTCCTTTGTTAGTAATTAACCCATCTATAATTTTAATATAATTTTTTTGTTGACATGTCCAGCGTAAATATTTAGTTTTGAATTATACCAGTGGCATTGCCACACAATTAGGAGAGAAACTATTGCAAGATTTACAAAACAAGTTTGCGTCCATTGGGATGCACCATTTCAGCCCATCACAGCTAAACCTACCAATAGCTAATTGGGTATTCGATTACATTTACCTGTCTAAAGAAAGCCGGAGAGAAAAGAAGGTTGGCGAGAACGCTGCTTTTGGTACATCTGTCCACGGCGCAGTACAGGCAATACTCTGTCACGGCCAGAGCTTTGAGGATGCTATTGATGCAGCAGTTATGGCCTTCGACTTTCACCCTGCCGATGAGAGTGCAGAGAAGAGAGAGAAATACAGAGATTTGATTTCTCCGGCCGTAGAGAGTGGCGTTGAGCTACTGTCTGGTACCTTCGGTGGTGCCAAAGAAGAGGAGCGTGTCAGCGTCACTCTCGATGGTGTGGCTATACCTGTTATTGGTTACATCGACCTGATTGGTGATGGTGTGTTCTGTGAGTGCAAAACAAAAGCTCACAGGATGGGCCAAGTCAAAAAGAACGGTGAGCGTTCTTGGGTCAAGCCATCTATGCCTAAGCAGCCTGAGTGGAACCATCTACAGCAGGTAGCGGTTTACTGGAAAGCTACAGGCTTCACACCGACTATGGCCTACATCAGCGCTGAAGGCAGCACATTGTTTACACCAGAAAACTGTGAGCAGTTGCAGGACGAGTCTTTGGAGTTTGCTCTTGAGCAAATACGCCAGAAGGCAATCATCAGGCAAAACCTGATTAACATCAGCACAGACCCGAAAGTGCTGGCTGGTCTTATGGAACCAGGGTTTGACCACCCATTTTATTGGAACCACCAATTCAAAGAAGACGCAAAGGAGCTATGGAAGCTATGAGAGTTTGTGCAGTAAGTGTTTATGACAAGTATGGAAGCGAGTTTCAGTATTTGCACAATAACGCGGCGCCTATACAGGCTATGGTAGGTGTAAACCATAAATACAGAAAAGCTGGTGGAGACTTTGCAAAAGTAACCAAAATTGTAATCAGTTTCGTTGAGAAGGAAGAAAAAGAATGAGCGTGTGGAACACACTTTCAAAGATTGATGTCTCTAAGCACATCGAGAAGAAAAACGGCTTCAGCTATGTTAGCTGGGCGTGGGCGTGGGCTATTCTCAAGACCAACTACCCGTCAGCTTACTACGTCAAGCATATGTATGACTTTGGCGGAACTAAGCAGCCGTACATGCTGGACAACTCTGGCAATGCGTATGTGTGCGTTACTGTGCACATCCCAGAGGCAGAGGAAAGCCAGACAGAGGTTATGCCTGTTTTAAATCACGCCAACAGGCCAATACAAAATCCAAACAGTTTTGAGGTGAACGCACAGTTGCAGAGATGTCTTGTTAAGACTATTGCAGCGTTTGGTCTTGGCATCAGCTTGTATGCTGGTGAAGACCTACCTCTAGCAGTCAAGGCCGAGGGTGGGGACAACTCCTCACAACAATCGGCTACGGGGCGTGGCTCGCCTTCACAGACTTTAGCCGGTCAAGAACAACGTCAAACAACAAATAAGCGCGGTGTTTCTGATGGTGAGGGTGAGCCACACATGCCCGAAACAGTTTCCGGACCAGACATAGAACAACTGGTTCGGTTAGCACCAACTATGGAAGCTCTCAAACAGCTTTACAATAAGGTGCAATTACGTCTGTCACCTGACCAGGTGCAGCTATTCTCAAAAAGAAGGAAGGAGTTAGAAGCCAATGGCTGACAACAACGACATGACAGGAGCAATGTTCCCTAACGACAAGGGTGACAATCCGGCCCGTCCAGACATGCGAGGCGAGGTGACAATCAATGGCACTAAGTACAGCATCTCTGGCTGGAACAATACAGCTAAATCTTCTGGTAAGCCATACATCGGCTTGAAGGTTAGCGAGTGGCGAGACAGTGCTGCCGCACCTGCTCAACAGTCTCAACCTGCTGCACAGCCGCAGGGTGGTGCTTTTGATGACAACATCCCATTCTAGTGTAACGGTAACAAACGGTGGACTGGTCATCATGTGCGATGGCCAGCCCTACCAATACAGTATGACATACGACCAGCGTGTGCGTATGGCTCACAAGCTACTAGGGTTTGCTGTAGTGGAAATGAGCAATGAAAGTGCCAGGCTGGAGTTGATGTCGGGTGTTGCGGCAGGAGCAGGTGACGATGTGGTACAAAGGCAAAAAGAAGTGGAGTAGCTCTAAACTGAGCAAAATACCAACAGTAGACAACCACGCTGAGTGCTACTGGTGCAAAGAAAAATTTAACTGGCGCTATGCTGCGGCAGTTGTAAACGGAAGCGGACAGGAGTTTTGTGGAGATGAGTGCTTTAATAAAAATCGTGAGAGCAGTGCTAGGCTTACCGGCGCCATTGCGTTTGAAGACCTATGATGGGCCACCATACACATCTAAGCAGATTATGGCGGCAACCTGTAAGGTTATGGATGTTACTGAGCTACAGTTCAAAAGCAAGCGAAGGGCTGCTGAATACGTAACTGCAAGGCATGTAGCAATGTACTTGTCAGTAGAGATGACAAAAGAGTCATACCTGCAAATAGGTGATTCTTTTGAAAAAGACCATACAACTGTGTGGTATGCTCATAACAAGCTAGCCAACCGAAGCAGAGGCAGGACAAAAATAAATCGTGCTATTTCTGCTGTGAAAGAGGAGTTAGCTTCGTGATTTTACGGTACGTGGCTCACAACGACATTGGTGAGTTTGAAAAGGCTGGGTGGGTAATTAAGACTCACTTGGGAGGTCATCACGGGGACCACGCAGTCCTTATGATGAAAGTAGGACCAGAGGACGATTTAGAAAGGCCAGCAGTGAATGACAGACCCCGTAAACAGTCCTAAACATTACACCAAGGGCGACATAGAATGTATTGATGCAATACGCTCCGCTCTTGGTGACAACTTTAAGCATTACTGCCAAGGCTCTATACTGAAGTATATGTGGCGGTATGAGCACAAGGGAAAGCCTGAAGAAGACTTGATGAAGGCTCGGTGGTATATGGAGAAAATGATTGAAGAAAGTAGGCGTAAATAACTACTTTAAGCCGCTCACAATAAGAAACAATAGCCCATTGGTTAGCCGCATGTTTCAGTTATTACAAGAACAGCGAATGACCGAAAAAGACTTTTGTAACAGAGTGGGCGTAAATCCAAACACATTTAGAGATTGGAGGTTAAGGGTTATGCCAAGAGTCAATGACATTGAGGCATGTATAGACCACTTGGGGTATGAAATAGTAGTGAGGCCAAAGAGATGTCAATCAGACACATAGCAGTAGGCGGTCTGACACATACGACATACGGGTTAATCGGGGAACATATAGCGGCAGCGTCCATCCTCCAACAAGGGTGGCGTTGTGCGTTTGCACAGATGGATTCAGTTGACTTGTTTGCTTGGTTGCCAGACTCAGACAAGAGATTTCTTATACAGGTGAAGTCCTGCCAACTTAGCCGCACTGAAAGTAAGTTACATTTTCAGCTAGGTGTAGGCGGTGTGAAACAGCCGGACGGTAAGAAGAAAAAAAGACTGCCAACGAGAGCAGATTTTGACATAATAGCGCTTGTCTCTTCAGAGCAGAGAGCTTGCTTCTTTATGCCAGTTACTGCACTCAAGGGGATGAAAATCACAAAGCCAGCGGCGTTCTTTGAGCAGAGGCATTTAGAGTCTGACAGTTGGGCGCACTCAGTAGGAGTTATAGATGAAATCAGTACCAAACAGACGACCTTGCGTGACAACAGAGGTAGGAGCAGGATTAGCGGTGACAGTGAGTTTTCACCCGCAAACTGGTGAGGCTCTGGAAGTCTTTATGACAAAGAGAGGCCCACGGGCCAGCGACAATGAAATGACAGACGCATTATATAATCTGGGGGTTCAGGCTAGTAAGATGATGCAATTTGAATTTGAGGAAGCAGTATGAAAGACAATGTAGACAAACTAATACACCAGCTAAAGAAGCACGAGGGTCTAAAGCTCTCAGCCTATGAGGACACCGAAGGCTACATCACAATCGGCTACGGCCGTATGATTGATGAAAGAATCGGCGGTCGCATCAGTGAACAGGAAGCTGAGTTTCTTCTAATGAATGACATACAGAAGACTATGGAAGAGGCTAAGGGGTTCGACTTCTATGAGAAGCTGGACCCTGTCCGTAAGGGCGTAGTTGTAAATATGCTCTTCAATATGGGTATGCCTCGGTTCAAAACATTTGTGAAGTTTCAACAAGCTCTGGTAGATGGCGACTACCAGAAGGCAGCAGATGAAATGCTTAACAGTAAATGGGCCAAACAAGTTAAAGGCCGCGCTGTAGAGCTTTCTAAGCAAATGCAGAAAGGTGAATGGCAATGAGTGTATGGAACACCGCAAAGGAAATGCTAGGCGTTGTGGCACCGTCCCTAGGAACCGCTTTAGGCGGTCCTCTGGGCGGCATAGCAGCTAAGACCATAGCAACTAAGCTGCTGGGTGACTCAGAGGCGTCAGAGGAGCTTATAGCGGCAGCAGTGACCAATGCTAACCCTGAGCAACTAGCAATGCTGAAGAAGGCCGAGCTAGAGTTTCAAGCCGAGCTAAAAAAGCTAGACATTGACCTAGCCAGAATACATGCAGATGACAGAGACAGCGCAAGGCAACGGCAAGTCGCTATGAAGGACCACATACCGTCTGTGCTAGCTG